CCAGCGTTAACACTTCCTCCAATGTCAATCATCAAATGTCTGATATTTCCATTGTTATACCAACCCCTTCCAGTAGTCGTTGCCGCGAGATTTCCTTGATACCCCCAAGAATGGTTCGTTCCTGTTATCGGCCACAAATAATTGGGTGGAGATTGCATTTGGAACGCACCTGAGCCACCCCATGACCTGGTGTTTGGATTGGCAGCTGTACCCGGTCCTACAGCTGCTGTAGGCATGTGATAATATACATTTTGTCGTACATTGTCGCAATACACGTTGCCACTACCACCGTATCCAATGGCTGTAGTTTGATTTTTCCACGAAGTATTAACATCTAATCCTTGTGTACCGAAAGTTGTTCCCCATCCATATTGACCAAGCAATAAATTACTATCGGGTTGCGGATTATTAGTATAATTAGATTCAGCAGCCACAGCTGCCGCGCCCAAATACTCCGAGTTTGGTAAAATAGCTAAACCACTGTTCATCACACCACCAATCCCACTACCTCTTGCACCGGCAAAACCTATACCGTTTGCTATAAAACCAAGTTTAGCTTGCGGAATACCTTGAAATTCTACGGTTTTAATTAAATTGTTGTTACCAGTTCTTCCAAAATTACTACTGGTAGAAAAGTTACTATCCAATAAAATTGCTTCATTTCCCGTAGTCAAAGAGTTAACTAATATTTCACCTCCATCTGTGTTGGCGGTTAGTTGAACTCCATTACTGCCGGCATCATTGTTTATATCTAATTTTCCTTCGTTTGTAAAAACATCGCTATATAGTTTTGCCACCAAATTATTACCACCAGCTGATCCATTTTGAATTTCTATATTACCCGGTGTAGTGTCTCTTCCTAGAGTTATACCCGGTGAAACAGTTCCAACCAAAGCTCCACCATTGATATAAATTCCTTTACCGGCAACATCTCTAAAACTCATGATACTACCATTTGCTGCTACATTTAAAATTTCAAAGTCAGCGCTTTGTCCTCGAATTACTCCCAGGGCTGAAGTAATCTCTACGTTAGAATTAGTACCAAAAGTTCTTATCTGCACTGGGGTAGCAACCCCCGACGTGGAAATATCTATTTCAGAGCTGTCGCCCGTGGTTCTTAATCTTATTTCGTTTGTGATGGCTGTGGTTTCCAGTAATAAGTCACCATTTGTTTCAATGGCTATAGTGGAAGTTCCAGCTCTTTCTAATTTTATTCTTCTGTTTGTAGCAATCAAATCAATATTTCCGTTTGGACTTTCTAGTTGAATTTCACCGCTGTCTGACAATAATTTAATTCCTGCGTTTTGAGTGGTTTCCATTTGAATAGCCGTTCCGCCGATAAAACCAGTTGGATCATATTTTAAAAGTATAGCGGGGTTTAGCCCCACGTAATTTGCATCTCCTTTAATTGTGTAAGTTCCTGTGGCGTCAGTAAGACTTCCTTGTAAAATACCAATGGTATTGGATGTACCTGATACCCTAAATAAATTTGGAGCAACAGTTGTATCAAAAGTAAGATTAGCGGAAGCTGCAAAAACTCCACCACTGTTAAATTGAATTTCGGTGTTACCACCAGCGGCAACAGCCCCACCCCCGGTGTTTGTTAAGGAAAACCATGGACCAGCTGGCCCTTTCCAACCATAAAAATCGGTACCCGTTCCAGCCGGATCCCCGTAAACAATCGTACCTTCTTCAGCTGCATATGCAGCTAACGCTGGCCCCGCTGCAGGTCGCAGTAATAACCCCGATAAGGGTTTACTATCAGTAACGTTACTAGAACTGTCAAAAACAAGTCTATTGGCGGGAGCAGTAACTGCTCCCTGCTCGACATAAATTGTTGGTTCATTTGTTAAATCACCCGCTCCATCGCTTAATTGCACTGCTCCAAGTGGTCCTGAAACAGTTATCGTTGGTCCGGGAGCAGGAGTGGTGGTCACTGTTTGTGGTTCACCGGGTAATTTAAATGTACCTGAACTAGATAAATTATTAAACTGTTGAGTTATGTTAACTTGTCTAGTGCCATATCTTGATAAATTTAACGGTCTTGTGGTCATCTTTTTTGTTTAATAACTTAATTTCTTTAAAAATTAAGTGTGTTGCAAAAATTTACGCTGCTGCGACGAAAACATCCGCCAAGTGAGCACCAGCGGGGTTTGTCTTACGGACGTACTTCTTTTCGACACCTTCAGAGTTAACGTAGGTGAAAGAGTTTGCTTTTGCCTTTCGTGCTTTTTGAAGTGCTTGCATATAAGCATTCATCTTACGCTTCTTCTTGCTTTTCTTGGGGCTCTTCTTTGCTGGCTTTTTCTTGGGGCTCTTCTTAGGACTCTTTTTCTTGGGGCTCTTCTTAGGACTCTTTTTCTTTGACTTTTTAGCGCTCTTTTTCTTGGGGCTCTTCTTCTTTGGGCTCTTTTTCTTGCTCTTTTTCTTGCTTTTCTTAGCTGGCTTTTTCTTGCTCTTTTTCTTGCTTTTCTTAGCTGGCTTTTTCTTAGCGCTCTTTTTCTTGCTCTTCTTCAACTTTTTCTTTTTAGCGGCGGCAACTTGCTTTTTAAGCAATGCGGGACTCTTTGGTTTGCGAGTTTTCTTACCAGTAGTAAGACGGACACCTAGTTTCCTAGCTTCCTCCTTTAGTTTCTTGGGAACTTTGCTTTTGCGAGAAGGCTTCTTGGACTTCTTGCGTTTCAATTTCTTTTTCATGGCATCCCTAAGGCATTTCTCAAATTGTTTTTTGGTATTTTTCTTGCGGCACTTTGCTAAGGCTGCTTGACAAGACTTAGATCTTGAGATACAAGGTCTACGGCGTCTTGATGCTTTTGCTGATTTTTTTGCAGGCATTTTTCTTTTGGGCAATATTTTATAAGAAAAGTTTTTGTAAACTAAACTTTTCTGTATTTCTTTTAATTTTTTCAATAAAATGCCAAATTATTGTAATCTTCACGGAAAAGGTGATTTATTTATTTTGGATATTTTTATCCATGTAACAATCCTGCTCTTGGTACTTTTTGCTTTGTTTTGGTTTGTGATTAGCCGTTTAGAAACTAACGAGATGAACAAACAGTTGCAGAGCGCGATCAACGACAACTTACCAAAAGTGTACAAGCAAATTGATCAACAAGGAGAACTAACTACGTTGGTCAAAGGTATGAAAAACACAAAAACATTAGATGCAATGAAAAATATGTATTCTAAGCCAGATCCAGAAACAAAAGAATGGAATGACGCCCTTTGGCGAGATAATATTATCATCATAATATCTTTTGTTTTAGGTTTTCTGGCAATATGGGGGGTAATGGTATGGTCTTGTGGCAAATGTCCCCCGGTAGGTACTTTGCTATTAGAGAACATTATACTCTTTACCTTGGTAGGTGTTGTCGAGGGTTTGTTCTTTTATTTGATAGCTATGCATTATTCTCCTGTCATGCCGTCTTACATGACAAAAACAGTTGTAGAAAGTTTAGAAAGGAATTTGTCCGGTGTTCCAACAAGCTAATTTGTAATATTCATATAATACCGTTGATTATATGAATTCTGTTAAAAAAATACTATTTTTAAGAAACATGTCTTTGAACATTAAAAAAATACTAAAAGATTTTTGTAAAAAACAAAATCCAAATTTTTATGTTAAATTACCTTCAAGTTTAAAAAAAGAATTCGAAAAAGAGTATTTATCTAGACGCTCTAAAGATATTGAGTACCTCGCGGATAGCCTCGCGGTGTTACCGCGTGGAGGTGCGAGACGTGGTCGGGCGCGGCGCGCCCCTGTGCATGATATCTTATCAAAATTTGCCAATTTAAATGTGTTTGCCAAGGGTATTTTTCAAAAAATACAAGAGGACCTTTGTAGAGATAGCGATGAATGGTTGCCTCTACAGGATAGTATCAAACCACACATCGAAAACAAACCAAAGTCACATCCCGCCGCTGATGAACTACGGGAAAAAATATTTCCACTGATGGAACAAATTTTTCAAGGATGGCTGAGCATAGAACAGCCAATTGGATCTTCTGATGACTTACCAACTGCTCTGGGGAAATTGCTAAATATTGATTTGGGGGCCCATCCGTTGCTGTTAACAGATTTGTCCGCAAACGCCGAAACATTACTTCCAGGGAGAGGGGCTCTCTCCTTGCGGCTGCCTTTGCCGCCTTTGTTGCAAATGGGATTATCAGGTAAACCAATGATACCATTTGCACTCCAAGAAACTTGGTTACAGATATTTTGCAATGCTTTTAGAATTAGTTTAGTTGTTTTTAGTTTGCGGTCGAAGCGTACCCGAAAACCCGGGAGGGACGGCCGGGGCGCCTACGATGACATTATTTCTAGAGAGCTCAGCTGTAAAATAATATCGCCAAATATAGAAATAGATACAACTAACATCCCGGTTTATTATCTTATGACAGCCTTTACTTCCTGGTATCCGTTGATTCCTCCAACAGGGGTAGTTTTAAAAGGCGAAGATGGTATTTTATTAAATGTAAGCGATAAATTAATTGATCGTATGTATACTGCGGGCTCTTTAAAAAATGCTAGTTCACATATACAAAACTTAGATTTTCGGCCTGTTGGAATTGTCGATGTTGAAATGCTTCGACTCTACTCAGACTCCGATCGCGACCTCATCTTCGGTGAATTTTTTGATACAACTTTCACGTCTTCTTTGGAATACGCTGAGGCTTTTTGCGCTGCGTGGAATGGTAATAATCTAAAACTTGCAAAAATGTTGGGAGAATCTAGGATCGGACAGTCTCCTGGTGACGGCGGTGAAAAAGAGGACGAAGACGAAGAGGACTGCGACGATATTGATGTATTAACAGAAAATTTGGTAAAGAAATGTTGTGTAAATAGCAAAGATCCGACTAATCACGAATCATTGGTGATCGACGACGAACAAAGAACAGAAGGATTAAAATATTCATACCTTATTTCGTATGTTTTGGAGCATGACGGGAAAAAATACATTAATTGCTTTAATTTAATTTACCTCAGACAAGCTTTGAGCATGGCAAAGAAAAACAAAGAACCTTTGCAAGTTATTTTAACGAAAAACAGAAAAGATCAGAAACATACTTTCATTCCTACAAAAGTAACTTTGTCTGAAGCCCAAATACAAAAAGCCCAATCTCAGTGGGAAAGCCTTGTACAAACAGATAAAGAAAATTTGAGTAAATACGTAGAAGCCCAATACGGAAATAAAGATAAGGCTTTTACAAACTTAAGTTCGTGGTGGTATATGGAACAAGAAAAGCCTCCTTATGTAAAAATAGTTTCGCAATCAACTCCTTATCCAGATTTTTTGGCTGTTCATATAATATCAAAAGATGCTTACGCAAAATTAATTGAGGACGTAGGTCAGGCAGCAACAGATAACGGATATGACCCGACAGTTGTCATTAAAGATCTAGAGGGTGGAATTCATGATACAGGGGACCTACGTAGGTTTCTGAACCGAAAATCTTTATATCAATGGATCGTGGATGCATCTAAATGGACCATTTCTTTTCCTGCAACCAGAATTTTACAGTCTTATCCAGCTATGGGCGGATTTAAGTATGTAGGTGTTAATAACAATATATTAAGTAACGGAGTAGATTATAGCCCATATCAAATACTGCAAACAATAAATGAAAAATTCGAGAAAAATTTGTTGTTGAAAAAAGTCGACGGTGAGTGGATATTAGATTTACGTTGGCCAAAACCTGAAACAAAAAATTCAAATGCTGCTCAAATACAAGGATTGCAAAAAATGCTTAAAACCGCGTCTGGACCCATGAAAGCTGCTTTAGAAAAGCGTCTCGAGGGTTTACAAAGTAGTGGAAAAATAACAAAAAACAATAGTTTGACTGCATTTAATGAAATTTGCAATGTTTCGTTACCAGAGGATATGAGGGGGATGGATCTACAGACGATCGTTGATTTAATGTGTCAAGGAATTAACCCTATGGGGAATGCCAACAATGTTATTTTTGATTACCCTATTTGGCGGTCATTATATAATGACATGGTTAACAAGTTGCAACTAGCCGAAACCACATTACTTCAAGAAGAAGATGTTTATAGTGTGGCTAATGTCCACGAAGTTTTGGCGGAAGCAGAGGGTCGTGAGTATGAAGGCGATGACCAAGACATGGTTCCCCAATCCTTGGTAAGGCTAATAAACGACTCTGTGGAAGAAGCAGAGGCTTTTCTCGAAGCCGCAAAGTTAAACCCAAATATATATGAAAATACGAATAATTATTGTTATTTCATACTCTATAGCATATTAGCTCAAGCAATAACAAATATCAATTAATGTGAAAATTATTACAAAACTTATAGAAATATTATTCATTACCAAAATGAATAATAAGTTATTAGAACTCGTAATGATCGTCAAAGACTCCGGCGAAGATATCATTCCAATGCTCAAGGCCGCCAAACCGCATATAGATCATTGGACCATTTTAGACACCGGATCTAGTGACGATACAATGAAAATAATTACTACAGAATTGTCTGACGTGCCAGGTAAATTAATCGATGGTGTAAAGGAATATGGCGCCGAAAATGCTTTTGTGGATTTTTCTACGGCTCGTAACAGAGTTTTAACTGCTGCTGGTAACACTTGCACGTTTGTTATCATGCTTGATGATACCTACGTGTTGCAAGATGGCAAGAAATTGCGTAAAAAACTACGAAAAGCAAAAAAGCAAAGTTATAGCGGCTACAACATCACAATCGTAGATGAAATGCAAAGTTATCAATCGTTTAGAATATTTAAAACTTCTGACAATGTTAGATACAGGTATAAAATTCATGAAATAGCGGTCGCTCCGGAGGGGACAAATTTTCGCAACACTACTCTTTGCACAGTGTTTGACCAGTCCTCTCCGTATATGCAACGTCGTTCTCAAGCACGTTTGTTGAAAGACGTGGAACTAATGAACGAGGAATTATCAAAAAACCCACAAGATCGTAGAATCAGACTGCATTTAGCCAGAACGCTTGCTACAAGTGTACTGCACGATGACGAAAGCAAGAAAACTATGTGTAAAGAACAATTACAAATATTAATCGCCGATGATATTCGAGATTCCTGGGATTACGAAGCCAGAATGCTTCGTGTAACGCTTGACATGGACGCAAGCAATTGTAGCCCCGAGTTATTGAATGATCTAAAGATAATTCACGAGCACTATCCGCATTCGGAAGAGGTGTGTTACATGATAGCAGTGCATTACAGATCTCGTGAGTTTAAACGAAAGGCGTTTGAATGGATTGTTAAAGCAGCTGACATCGAACCAAAGTTAGGAGAAGAATTTTGCAGAAATAGTGTAAACGTCAGAGTGCTTAGATACGAAATACCTTATTTGTTTGCAGATTTGGCCATTCAAACTCATCATTTGGACGCGGCCGAGAAAACCTTGAAAAAGTTTGCACCGATTAATAACGATACTCGTTTAATTAACATGGTTTACGCCATTTCTAACATTCCACAGCCTCCTGGAAAAACGTTAAACGGTCCTATCGTTGTAATTCATGCGACTAATAGTGTAAAAGGTTGGTCACATGATAATCTCAAGGGGGTCGGAGCCAGTCGTGGTAGTGGAAGTGAAGTCATGGCTATTAATCTTGCAGAGGCACTGGCTAGGCGAAGATACCGTGTTTTTATCTTTGGAGATTTCAAAGGCACACATAACGATCAAGAATATAATACAGAATGCGTTCATAAAGGAGTGCAGTACATGGATCACTCACAGTATTTTGATTTTTTGTTAGAATTTCAGGTCGATGCATTGATCGTTAGTCGGGACGTGTCAAATTTGGTATACTTAAATAACGTTAAAAAAGCTTATTTGTGGGTACATGATGTGTTGCCTAACAATAGTGTAATTAAAGGTATGACCATTCAGTATCATCAAACCACCTTTAAAAAAGTGCTGTGTTTATGCGACTGGCATAAGCAGCAAGTACAAAAACGATTAGGTATCCCAGATGGACGAATGGCTGTTACACGAAATGCAATTTTACCTCATCGTTTCGCTCGGCAACCTCGTAAAATTCCTCATAGGTATATTTACACTTCTTCCGCAGATCGTGGTCTGGACAACTTGTTAAATTTAATTCCACATGTAAAAAGTAAGTTTCCAGAAACAACTTTGGAAATTTTTACAAGTATTAGTAATACCGCCAAGGGAGATGCTCAAGCTTTACTGGCAAAAATAAACTCACTAGATTATGTAACTTTGCATAGTCGTGTCAGTCAAGCCGAATTAGCACATGAATTGTTGATCTCCGATGTTTGGTTTTATCCAACCGCTTTCACAGAAACTTACTGCATTGCCGCCTTAGAAGCTCAGGCAGCTGGTTTGCTTTGTGTTTGCACCGATGTAGCCGCGCTAAAAGAAATTGTAGCTGATCGCGGAGTGTTGATATCCGGAAGTGGGAACGACCCAGCTGTACAGCAGCAATTGCTAGATGGTTTGTTTGCAACTTTAAGCAATCCGCAGCTCAAAAATGAATATCAAGAAAAAGCGCGCAAATGGGCTGCCACTCAAGGATTCGACGAGCTCGCAGAAGAATGGGAGAGTAATCTTTTTTGTTTGTAGCTTGTCGAAAATAACATTTAAATGCAATGCAATTAAATGTAAATGTCAGAAACAATTATAGCTGGAGTCGTAGGCGCTGCTATCACAGGAGCTTGCGGAATTTCATTGTTTTTAGTTAAAAAACTAGTTAATTGCTTGTGTCCTGGAAGATGTCAAATAAATTGTCATTGCGGATTTCCAATGCCTCAAAACGCCCCAATTAGAACATTAAATGTTAAATACGAAGAACCGAAAAACGATGCACAAAATGGTAAAAGATCTGCTCACATGTGGAACATTAAAATTTCACAAGATCTTCACGAAACCGAAAAACGAGTACATCTTTTCAAAGAAATTAAAAATGTTCCCGATTCAGGTCATTATTTTTTCAGAGTTAATTTAACAAACATATCTCATCAAGAACGAGCTTATATTTTTGTTAGAAGATTTACCGGTCCCGCCAACGATTGGACTTTTTCCAAAACTCATGGTAATTTTCGACAAGAAGCTTTTGAAGGGTTAAATAAGATTTATTTACCATCTTTGATAAACGAAGGAGATGTAACAAAAGAACAAGTTGGAATTATGTTTTTAGGCAAGGGGGGAGAAACAGTAACTTCTACTGTTTCGGAAGCGTATTATGGAGAATTTCCAACTTCATTGTATTCTTCTTTTTGCAAAAAATGCACATGTTTATACAGATGCTTTGAATCTAAAAACACTGATACAGAAAAAGAAGAATACTAATTTTTTTCCAAGAGAAATAAATGTCCGGAGTTAACAATAATTTGTACGGGGGAGCCCCCGAGGCAGGAATTTCAATAGACACATC